GTAGCGTCCGCTGGTTCATGGACAAGTCCTGTCTATGATTCTTATCTCTATGAACAGGATCAATCGTTGGCCGTGTCAGTGACGCACGGGGGAACCTATCCATCAGGATGTTCGGCCATTACTTATGTTGATGAGTCAAGCTCTGTTGGTATGAGCAGCGTGACTACTCAGAGCACCAATTCCTTAAATGGAACTAATTCGTTTACGTGGACTCCAGCGAAAAGATTCTGGAGAGTAAGGATAGCCATCGCCGCCACGGACGATAGATATGCTCCTACCATAGGGGCTCCTAATATTAAATTCCCAACAACCGCTGAATGGATCAGTCCTGTGATAGACCACACTGCTGACATCACCAGTCTGGATTCCATAACCATGACCACTGATACAGTCTATGGGACTATAACAGCGACAGTGGCTACTTCTGATGATAACGTAACCTATTCGGCCTATAGCGATATTACATTGGCCACACCTAAACGATATTCAAAGATTAAGTTAAGCACGACATGCACATCAGATAATGGGGCCACTCCAATTGTATATAACCTCAGATACAAATGGACTAGCACACATACGTTCGTATCAACTATTATCGATATGTTGACTAATCCTGCTGGATTTAAGCCATTCAATAGGTCATCTACCGGAAGCAACACATTCTATATGCGTTCAGCGGCTACTTCATCAGGAGTAAGTTCAGCAACTTGGGTTGCTGTGACTAACGGTATCATCCCTCAAGTGGATAAATATAGATATTCACAATGGGAAGATATTATGGTAGCAACAGATGAAACAGCTGCTGTCCTTGATGAAGTTATCATTGGTTGGTATATTGGTTCCGGGTCCGTCATCTCCAGGGGCGCATCCTTAT